CAAGCTCCCGCGCAAGACAAGCGCGGGCGCCCCATACAAGTGCTCAAAGGCTAAGTTCATGTACTTCATCAGTGAAGACACCACAGACATGGACGTCACTCAGGAGATCAAGGACACGATGTCAGACATCGTGAGCTCGTACCAGCGCGGTGAACGGTACCATGCTGTTTTCTGCGGCCATCTCAAGGACGAACCCGTCACGTTCGCCAAAGCGGCAGCTGGGAAAACACGAGTCTTCACCATGGCAGGCTTGGCGCACACGCTCGTCACTCGCCAATATCTCTTGTCTGTGGTCGTTTACCTCCAGCAACGACGCTTTCAGTACGAGATGGGCGTTGGGATCTCAGCCCAGAGCAGGGAGTGGGATCAAGCATACCACTACCTTACACGGTTCGGTACAACAAGGATGGTGGCAGGCGACTATGCGAAATTCGACAAACGCATGCCAGCAAGTGCCATTCTTGCAGCCTTCGACATCCTCCTCGACATCTGCCAGCGTGCAGGATACGCTGATGATGAACTCGCTGTCGTCCGCGGGATCGCTTATGACACAGCTTTTCCCACGGTAGACTATTGTGGCGAACTTGTCGAGTTCTACGGTAGCAACCCATCGGGCCATGCCCTCACAGTTGTGATCAACAGTCTCGTCAACTCCATCTACATGCGCTACGCGTATCTCGCGCTGCGTCCGGTGGCATGTACGGCACGCTTCAAACTCATGGTCTCCCTGTTCACGTATGGAGACGACAACGCCATGGGTGTCTCAGAACTAGCGCCGTGGTTCAACCACACCACTATTCAGGCCGTGCTCGCGTCTGTGGACATCGAGTACACCATGGCTGAAAAGGAGGCCCAGTCGGTACCTTACATCTCTATTGAAGAGGTGTCGTTCCTGAAGCGTACGTGGCGCTGGGATGAAGAACTCCAGGTCTTTGTCGGACCCTTGGCACGGGAATCGATGGAGAAGATGCTGATGGTTTGCGTGCAGAAGGCAAACATTTCGATGAACTGTCACGCCATCCAGGTCATCGGCACTGCTGTGCGCGAGTTCTTCTTCCACGGCAGGCCTATCTTCGAACAGATGACGTGCTCTCTGAAAACGATCGTGGGCCAGGCGAACCTGGACGCATACGTGGAGCCAAGCACCTTCCCTAGCTGGGAGGAGCTTTGCAAAGATTTCCACGCACGCTCAGTGTTCGTCAAGGAGCTATCCTTTAAATAGCCGGCAGGTGTACCTGTCGTAAGGGGAAGTGTAGCCC